GCACATAGACGTTTGTTGCGTTATTCGTCGTCTTGTCTTGAAGCGCCGTCCGGCTCGCCAGCGTGGCGTTGCTAAAGTCGCCCTGTATCCTTGCACCAACACTAGAAAAAAGTGCATTTCCTGCTATCGTGGGATTCGTCAAAGGAAACCTAGTAATCCCCTCAACAACATTAGTACCGTCGCAGAAAACAATGGTAGTCAGACCACTCTCAATCGTGACCCCAGAACCCGCAGATGTTTTGAGGATGATGCTCTGTCCGCCGGTTGTGGCGTTGCGCACCACATATAGTTTAGATACAGCAGGGCAGATCACGTTCCGAGTGGCAGTCAGCGCACCGGAAATATTCAGAATCATGTTCCGCGCTTCATCCGCAGTACCATTAGCGGTCGTCAGCGTGTAGTCAGCATCAGTCATCGAAACCGCAGCACGGCCAGCAATCGCAGCTTCAAGCAACGTACCGAGATTTGTGTTAGTGGTCGTGCCCCACGTACCGGACTGATCTCCCGATCCCATAAGCTCAAGGCGCAGCCTAGTTGAATATGTCGAAGCCATTAGATCCCCCGCAGGAGTGCGCTGCTAGCAGTGGCTGGCGGCATCTGGAAAGTGACATTACTACCGCTTAGTACGCGATCAGCGTCGAAGATAAATACAGCCACCGCACGGTTGGCTTTGGATGAATTGTAGATGAGCGCCTGACGGTAGGTCGTGGTCATTGAGTTAAACGTGGGGTTGGCGAACGTAACCACTACCACCCTCTCGTTTGTTGCCGGGTCCGTGACTAGGGCTGGGGTCACATTAGTCAGCGCCACACCGCCAGCCGTGTAATTAAAACCAGACGATTCATTCGCTGGAGAGTATACAGTCGTATTTGCCGAAAGTGATGCAGCCGAAGTATACAAGGCCAGTTTAAAAACGTCGCCAGTGCCGGTCGTAAAGTTATGGATAGCCCGGTAAAGTTCTAAGCTGAAAGAATTGCATTGAATTTGAGAGGCCATTATTTCACCGGGTAACGAACTTGACCACCGCGATAAGAGTCTTGACGATTCTTACCATCAACAAGATTTTTCAGAAGATCAAGGGCTTCTTTGAATTTAGTGTCGTAAAGCTGGATAAGTTCCGTCTCGCCCTTCATAAACGTATAGGCTTCCACAAGTGATCCGTACAACAGAACGGATGAGAAGTTATCTCCAAGCCAGCTAGTACCTGCCGTAGTGATTGAGTTCGGGTAGCCGAAATACGTGAAAGATACCGGGTAATTAGTGTTTGGAGTGGGTGCTAGTGTAATTTGATAGTCACCGCTAAGTGCGTAGTTGACCGGCACGCCTGTAGTAGCAGGATTAGGAAACGCTTCCCGCAAAAAGCTATAGTCTTTATTCAGTAGCTGCGTTTGGTTACCGCTGCCGTCAATAATAGCTACAGAAAAAATAGATAGGTAATCACTAGGCAGCGTTACTATCGGTGCCCCCGACGTTGCGGTCAGTGTGGTGATTTGCCACGATGCCGGAAGCTGAACAAAGTTAAGAACCCGCTGCTCAGTCTGCGTGATGAACGTATTAATGTCCGCCGTGGCAAACGCATTCTCCGTATAGGAGGTGATCTCAGCAACGAGTTCAGAATAGTTCATGCTTACTTAGGAACCGTATTGTTCAGAAACGTCAGACCCTTGGTAGCTGCACCGGTCCCACGAGCTTTCATGTGCTTGTTATTAGGCGTACCAGCCGGGTACTTACCCTTGACCCAGATGCCGTCTTTATCGATGTCCGTCTGAGGATAACCGGCGCTGGGGACGTTAACGTCCGGGCCTTTCTTGGTCATGGTCGATTTCATTTCGAGCCTTTCTGGTTTGCAACGCGGGCCATATTCTTTCCCATCTTCATACGGTCCATAGAGGTCGGACCACCGGCTTTCATCTTCTTGACGCCCTTGTCCGGATGAGCCGCCTTCATGCCTTTACCCATGTGGGTCATCAGTGCTTTTTTCGTATTCATTTAAATCACCTTAAAAATATTTGCTGGCGAACATACCGCCACTAAACATACCACCGGAGAAGAATCCTGTACTTACTGGCGGGGTCGGCGGTGTATAAGAAGAACTAGCCCCAAAGAAACCGCCTGTAAACATCCCGCTAGAGAACATACCGCCAGCAAAATAGCCCGTTGTCCCACCAGATGTAATTACATCCGTCAAAACACCCACTGAGAATGATATGCCTGCGCCGACATACAGTGGCTCAGTATAGCTGCGGCTTTCGGGATAGTTTGTATCGGGCCTTGGGTTTCTGACGGCTTGTGGGTCATTGACCGGGAACATTCCGAGTTTTAGCTGCGGATGATCTGCTTCCCAGCACTCATGGCATACCCGAATATTAACTGATTTTGTCTTAATAACAAGCGTTTTAAGCTTGGATAACTTAAAGCGGAATCCGCAACGATCACACTGGGCAATCGCAAACTTACCGGAACTAAATTTATTCGGCATGGTTCACCGCATTATTCTTGGGACAAACCTGACGCTGGCTTTGTCTCGATCTTCGCCCGAGGCCAGATCCCATTGCTCATCGTAAATAGCCTTAAGAACTTGCAGACGCTCCATACCACCGGGAATCTTCATGGCAATATAGTAGGCAAGCCCAGCTACCAGAGCCGGTAAAAACCTGAACGGAATATCTGCCGTGTTAACGGCATTACCTGCATCCGACAACCTACGAAGCCGCCAGTAAACAAGGGTGTAGGAGTTATCAGAAGGGATAGGCCAGACAGTCACCGTAGGATATGCAACGCCGGTAGGCGTAGATTCACCAGACTGCCGGTTGATATAAATCTGAATCGGACGCCCACGCGACAGTTTATTCGGGATCGTGGAATACGTAGAAACAGAAATGCGATTGATATTAATATCAGTCTGGGTAGAAGTATTACCCACATTCTGTCGGACTACGTGTTCAATCAAGTCAACAGTATCAACCGGCAGGTTATATGTAGCGGTACCCGCCACAAGCGAAATAGACCCACTGTCAATGGTCCATAAATTCACGCCACGATTCGACCATTCCGTTGTCAGCAGATTTAAACTACGACGGGCAGTACGAAAATCGTAACCGCTGCGCATCTCCGCACTTGCCGCACGTTCAAAGGCTTCTTCAAAAAGCTCATTGATTGTGGGTGCGAAAGAAGTGGTGCCCGTCGTGGTCATAATCAGGTGCCGTCGGTGGTCACGTTGGTGCGATTGCCGTTGACATCGATTGTACCAGTCACGCGGGCTTTGGCGTTAGTAACAGCGGCGTTAAACACCTCGGTACCAGACCCAGTGCCGGAGCGGCGACCAAACAAAACAGCCGAGGCAAGGCGCAGTGATTGACGGAAGGTAAGGCCGGTTTCAACACCGTTGGTCGTATCCATGATCGCGGCTTCAACCTGCGCCGAGGACAGCCCGATAATACCTTGCGGATATAGCGCAACAACCGATGTCGCGTCTGGATTAGTAACCCAAGGAGTATCGACCGTCGCTACTCGCGTTGATCCGACGTATCCAGTAATAACCCGGTTCTGTCCTGCGCCTGTACCAGCAATGATCGCAACGATGTTGCCGTTGTATAAGGCATCGCTTGTGGATGCGCCCGTGTCCAGAGTAACCGTTGAAGCACCACCAGCCTGCGCCCGACGGCTTCTGACAGCCCCTTGCGGAAGTGTGATGATCCTGAACATCTGATCGGTCACGGAAGCTCTAGCGATTACCTGAATAATGATCTCATCTGCTTCCATCTCAGACGCTGACAGCGAAAAGCTCATCGTATTCTGACCGGAAATAAACGTCGGCAGACCCGTGATGTTGGCTGCTGCACCACCATCCTTGATGATTTTTACATCGCCCGTGGTGGGGGTCCAATCACCCGTCGCAACAAAATTGGTCGACCCCGTTTTAACCACGGGGGCGCGGAAGCTGTAAGCCGTACCAAAAGGTGCCCAGATCGGAGTCATTATGCAATCCCTCGTGCTATACCACGGCCAATGCCGCGAGAAAATGATTGAAATTCGTAGATGGTTGTGGCAGCAACACCATTATCAAAACTGATAACACCCGGATTTGTTGTTCCGCCACCGCTAAAAAAGAATCCAGAAAATCCGCCGCTGATTGGCGAACCGTCTGTAAATGTCGAAGCCAATGAAGTGCCGCCAATAGGCCCAGCATATACATTAATGGTTCCACTAACTATCTCTATTTTTACTTCTACATTTGAACTATTAACATTTATACCGCCGGGAATAGTAAACGAACTTTGGTAACCTCCGTTTCTATAAACCGTTCCTACTGTTGTGGTTAATTTACAATAGTATCCATTATTAATTGTGCCATCGGACGAGCAAATAATTACCCGATAATCGTTGTTTAGGCCCGCTGTAAATTTAGCAATAGCATAAGTAGAACCAGACTCATTCAAATATGCTGTTTTAGTTGAGTATGCGTTCCCTAACAATGCTTGCAGTTTTGACGATTGAACTTCAAACGTAGTGGCGTCGCCATAAGTGGCATTGCCAACCCACGTTGCACTGATGGCACTAAGTAGTGTTCCGTCTGCTTGGTTAAATGTAAACGCTGCCATTACGCCACCGTCGGGTTAGAGCCGTTGTCAAACACATCGACAGTACGGGTTGCGCCATTGATTGTCATCGTGACCCTGATACCGCCAGTGATAGCAGCTTGACTTGCAGCGGTACAGCGACCGTTGACGGAAATGACTTTACATGAATACAAACTGTTTCCGCTCAATGGCTGTGTGATTCGATAAATAGGATGCCGGGTTTCAAACAGCCGTGTTCCGATTGGATTCCCCGCTGCCAAATAATTATTTATTTCAAAAGCGGCGCTATACCGCGTTGGGGCTTGTCCCTCGGTATTAGGATCGTAATACCTATAAAGGTTTAGAGACGCAAAAGATCCGTTGCTAGTCAAATCCCTAATAACAACCGCAGATCCGTTTCTGGTAGTCGTTGTAACAGTCGATCCGGCAATTGTTGGTGCTCCATAAACGTGCAGCCGCCACGTTTTAGTATCCGCAAGACCTGTATTTACTTGATCGTGCAAAACAAGAACCTGCAAATCATCCAGCCAAACAAACTGGCGGACGTATTTTGTGGGGTTAAGGAAATACCCGGTCAAGTCCAGTGACTGAAAATAGTACGGAACGCCCGCGCCACTTGCGGTTACTCGTGCAATATACCTTGGATTATTTCCGCCACCTAAAATTGGTTTTACCGGAACGCCTGAAGTCGGCGGCGTACTCCAAGGCGGCTCACCGATATCCATATAACCACTCTCAGACTCAAGAGTAACTAGATTATACCAGTCGGGATAAGGCAAGCCTTGCGAAAGCTTCCCAAGAAAACCAGTATAACTAAAGCCATTTGGGTCTAGTACAATTTCGTCGTCATTCTGATACCACAAGAAACTACCGGCGTTTGCTACATTGTGAACCATCGATGACTGAGACTTAACAGCAGGCCACCATTTATTTTCTACGACAACGCTGCGACCAGTACCACCAATTGCGTAAGTTCCTGTTGAACGAATAAGTGTCTGCCCTGAACCCGGCAGTGGGTTTTCGTGATACTTGGTTGTGAAGTTACTTATAGGATCGACAGAAAATGCTGCATCCCGGTAATAAAAAGTTATGAAAGCCGATCCATCGTAATCGAGCCAAGGAGGCGCTCCGTTGTCCGCATATTGAACACCCATTGGATCTGCCGCTGGCTTTGACGCAAACGTGTCAACAACAAACTTTCGAGCCTGCCTTCCAAGCGCAGGCGTTTCCGCGAAGTACGCGGCGATCATCAGAATACGCCAGTCAGTTGCCCCAATTGGCGGGTTCTTAGATGTGTAAAAAGTCGGCTGATCCCCCATTTGCATATGCCTGTTAATCGCGGGGTTCACGCTCAACATATAAAACTTAATTACATCATCAAACGTAAATTGCTTTTGTGTATTGAAGTTTGAGCCGTATACATTATCGAGAAACAGGTTTCCCTCGAAATGGCTAATTGATGCTGGACTGTACCAGCATGACTCTGCCGCCCGGACACCCTGATGTTTTGGCAGGCGAGACTGTTCTTGATACTGCGCTTGGCGTTCTAAAAGCAGCGTCAACATCGCCAAATTTTCCGCATTCGTAAGTATGTTTTTTGTTACGATTGGAATGATCGATTGTGCTTTATATTGGCTTGTCCAGAAATTGCTAAATGTAAAAAATACAGTATCGTTCGGACCCGGCCAAGAATTCGCCGTGTATCTTTGAACTGAATCAAAGAAGTTCTTTAGAAAATTGGCCGCTTGAGTTCTTTCTGCTGGCGACAGCAAGTCATAACATAGGTCTAAAATCCCGCCAACGTGAAAACTGACGTAAAAAGGATCAACACCGAGAGCATTTGATGCGGTGAAAGGGGACGCAGACGGATCTGTTGTTTGGATATAAACGCCTGAATAACCCGGCGGCGCAAACCCAAATAAATACCCGTCACCATTTATCGCCAGAAAATTAATAAGCTCGGTCTTGGCTTGGTTTCTATATGTATTACCAAGTGCTACGTCTTGGTTTGTGCCGGGTTGAATTAGAACCCATCCCGCAAAAGCGTAATGCCATGCTTCTGCTTGGTTGTATACCGGCGCAAAATCATGGTTGACCAATGTTGTAGCAACCCTTGGTCTAGCCAAATCCCCCGCAATAACCGAAAAAAACGGGGACGGAACCGTGTAGCCATTTCTGTCTGGGTTGCGCGTTTGAAACGTACCAGACGTTGCCGTGTCTCTGATTGCAACAAGCCGCGCAGTATCAGCTTGGAATAGATACGGGCGAGTCGTAAATCCTGTTCCGGTGTTAGTGCCGGAAATTGTCAGCGTGAATGTTTTGCTGTCCGTCAAACCGGCAATAGTTGTCGCTGTAAATGTAAGCGAGCCGGAAAACGACGCGGTGGGAAATCCGGTCAAAAAGCCGGTTGTGGTGTTAAACGTAATTCCTGCTGGAAGTGTTCCAGAGATAGCCCAAGTAATCGGCCCGTCCCCAAACGCGGTCAAAACATCAACATAGGGGGCATTGATTGCCCCGGTTGCAAGCGACGTATTGACAATTGATGCTGCCGTCCGGTCCTGCACGGTAATCAACACGTTTCGGGTATTTGATGAAGCGCCGCTCGTCGTTGTTAGTGATACCGGGAACTGCCCCGTTGCGGTAGGCGTGCCATAAATATAACCGCCACTGAATCCAATCCCTGATGGGAACGTGCCACCAGATGACCAGCTAACCCCTACCGACGGTTCAAGATACGCACCATAGGTTAGAGTTGGGTTAGGGTAATTTAGAGTCCGAACGGCAAGAGGCAGGGCCGTATTGGGGTTTGCGACTGAGCCAACAGAATTTACTGTCAAAACCAACGGCTCACTTGCGCTGCCTACGCTATTCGTAGCCGTGAACGTAATGCTCCCCGATGCTGTCGCGGTCGGCGTACCAGAAAGTAGCCCGCTTGAGCTAAATGTTAGCCCGGTTGGGAGCGTCCCAGATGTGACTGACCAAGTAATCGGAGAGGTGCCGGTAGCGACGAACTGGACGCTATACGCCGTACCCACAGTGCCCGCCGACAAGGATGTCGGAAAGGTGATGGTCGGAGCGGTAGGCGATCCAGCAAGCCAGCTACCGTTACCTATAAGTACAGTACCCACAGATACCCCTTAGCACATCTTGCCGCGAGTCTTGCCTTTGGATTCGATGCCGCCGCCTTTGGCGAACTTTTTGACGCGGCTGGGCTTCATACCAGCTTCCATCATTTCGTGCTTCACCATCGACTTGGGAGCGCCCTTCTTTTTCATAAAGGACAACTCTTTACCAACCATCGCTTTTGATTCTTTCACAGTGCCACCTTTTTTGTAGTTAGCCGTTTTAGCGGACTCTTTGAAATCTTTCGTCGTTGGAGCGCCTTTTGATCCCGGCTTGCGCATACGCTCACCAGACCCTTCAGCGATTCTCTCACGTTTTTTGTGAATGTTTGCGTACAAACCGCCTTCTTTCATGCTGAACTCTTTACCAACAGACTGAGGAACATTGACTTTCTTTGCAAACGCGGGGGAGTGAGATACCGCCTGCATGAACCGTTTTTGTTTCTCAGTCTTGGCAGGCATTTAGCAGTACTTCGTTTTGTTAGTCACTTTGGAGATGCCGTAGCCGCGAGCCATACCGCCCTTGGCGAACTTCTTAACAGCGCCACCTTTTTTGTAAAGGGCCTTATTAGGACGGGTCAGGTAACCAAAGTCAATATTAGAGAAAGCTTTTTTAAGACGGGAATTAACGTCCGTACCACTATCGGCGGCTTGCTTATTCTCGGCGGCT